TGCACTGGTAATTGGACCATCAGCCCGTTTAATACCATAACCATAAACTGTACCTGTTGGAACGAATAAACATGATGTTTGTGTTCCGAGATTCGTCCAATGTGTTGCTTGACCTAAAGATACATTACTCTTAATAAATAAGCATCCAGGATTGTATCCAGTCGTGCCAGTTGTTGGTACAGTATTACCAGAAGAAAATGAAATATACTTTGACGTATCAAATGTAATTCCATTTGGAAAATTTGTAACAGACATAAATTTCTCCTATATAAAACTTATATGAGCCTTCCAAGTGGTCGGCTCATTAAGTTAGGTTCATAAAATGAACAACAATTAATTAAGCTCCAGGAGAACCAAAAATTCCTCTTGGGTCAGACCAACCAAAGCTGCCTCTGAATGTAGCTTTGAATTTTGCATTCTCAGTATCAAAGTCATTCTCTGTGCCAAAAGAATCTGCACGGCGTTCCATATATTTAAGACCGTCCGGGCAATCAGTTTTAATAAACCAAGCATCAGTATCCGTAAGATAATGATTAACCATAATACCTTGAGGAAACTTACCACTGGAACGCAAAGCGTTTATATCATTATTTGCAGTTCCAGACTGCCCAATAGATTCCAAAATTCTATAAGCATCAAATTCCAGAGCCTGTGGAATAATCAAAGCTTTTGGACGAATAGCAATAGTTAAACCCTTATCTGTAGTGAAGCCAGCAATATCAATACAAGCCTGTTCAAGAGCAGATTCACTCAAGTCAGCTGGAGTAGATAATTCATTTCTCCAGGTACCGCCTGCTTTATTAGGATGATCAGTAGCACACAACTCCTTGCCATCTGAATTAGATCCCATAGTATAAGCTGCAGTAAAAGCTCTATTCAATATATTAGCACCAACGATTTCTTTGGTCTGCCGGATTGAAAAAGCCAAACTATTTGCACGTCTCAGGGCGACAGTAACCGCAATACCATCTTCATACATTTCACGGGTAATAATAAAACCTAATCCGTATGTGACATGTGTATATCTTGATACAAAGCCCTGCTCTTGTTCATCATAAGCAATGCCCGTACCTTCATTTTTTATAGCTGCCAGACCAAATCCGGTTACACCAACTTCTTCTTCAAATGCCCGAGTTGAGTTCATCTTCTCAAAGATATCTAAATACTCAATTGGATACTCTTTGTATTTTTGGCCGAACCAGGTTTTTACTCCAGGAATAAGATCCTTGGCAAAATTATTAGTAGTAATAACACCCATTTTAATATCTCCTTAATTGTAGTTACTGAAATTAATTAAACGTCAGTAGCTGCCAGCATTTCATGTTCGCGGAACAATACTTCCCATTTGCAATAATTACCAAGTTCATTCCCAACTTTATTTGAGACCCGCAAAAGTTTAAACTGCCCGGCAGCAGTTCCTACATCAGAAGAATCAACTTCCATCGCAGATTTGCCTGTAACAGTAGATCCAGAACCTACAACAAAATCACAAGACAAACCTACAGAAGCTGCAGCGATAGAACCACCAGCACTATCTTCTTGAACTTCAAAAATTACATCAGGATCATCTACAACAAAAGCATATCTGGCCACAGAAGCTGCGCGATATTTTTCATTCAAATTGTCTGTATTAACAGAAACATAAGGTTGATCAGAAAATCCTACTACAATACCTCGAATAGCATTTCCCGCAGCAGCCTGAGCCACAGTAGGATATAAGCCATCGGAAGTAGCTGATCCAGCGGACTTAACAGCATCACCGATGAAAGTGGCCGTACCGTCAGTAGCTGGAATATAATACACATTTACTTTTCCGTTCCAGGGATTACCATTTAAATGTTTAATTGGTTTAAATCCGGACGGAGCATCAGAATTTGCCATAATAAAACTCCATAAAATAAATAAAATTAGTTAAGAAATTGAAACTTTACCAAAGTTCTCTGCATCGGAACTGGGACGAGTATTGCGTTTCATCTCATCTTCGATTTTCTTAATCTTAGCAGCCTTAGCAGCTTGGTCTTCATCATAATATTCCTGTTTAATTTCCATAAGTATAGCCTTCTTTCCTCCGCCTACAGATGGATTTGTAATTCTGCCCAAGCTTGAAGCCTGCCCGATTTTAGGATCACCTACAGGTAAGTTTTCATCCACTACAACGTAGCCAGCATCTTTGAACATTTGAATACGATCTGGCTCATCATTTACATATCGGCGCACGAATCCGGATTTCTTCGGTGCAGTTAATACATTTCTTGTCCCAAGTGGAACACGTTTCCTATTGTTAGCACTTGGCTTTTCTATATTGGTTTGGTCTACCATGATTAGGCTCCCTGTAATTTTGCAATATCATTTATATACTGGTCTTCAGTCATTATTCCTGCGCCAGTAAATTGTTTCATAATTGAAAGTTGTTCAGGCGTTAAATCTGCCTTAGTAAACTTGGCTGAGGTTTTTATATTTGTTGCGCCTTCTACTGGACTTGCCGGCCCAATTGGTTTTGTTTGATTTAACTCATTAAGCTTATTTGTAGTTGGTTTATCTTGTTTGGGAGATTCAAACTTTTCAGGCCAAATTTCAGCCACTTTATTTCTAACTGCTTTATAAATCCGATCTGGTGGCGCACCTACATATTGCTGAGCTATCTGATCAGCATAACCTGCCATTTCAGTATCAGTTAAATACCATGAATTGTCTTTAATCCATTCATCAAAAACCGGATTAGTTGTAGACCCTGTTTGAGGTACAGGTTCATTAATTGATTGTTTAACAGAATCGATTTGAGCATCTAATTGATCTACAGTATCCACATCAGCAAGTTCGACGGCAGCTTTTTTCTTCTGGGTTAATTCTTTTAATTCTTGCTGGAGACGAGTAAGTTCAGTTTTGTATACGCGTTCATTGTGAATCTTTAAAGCTTCTATGGAACCCTGCATGGTTGAGAGTTGATTTTTAAGATCTTTATTGTGATCTTTCATAGAAGCCTGAATATCGCGGGACTTTAAAATATAAGTAGCCGCATCGACATATGAGTCTCCCTTATGATCTGGAGTCCATCCGAGTTGTTTTGCTAAAGATTCTACTGAAACATCGGATTGTGGGTTATCAAGATTATTTGGAGTATCGTTTATTGTTGTAGTTTCTGCTTCTTTTGATTGTACCTCTGGTTGGGTTTCTTCAGCCTTGGCTGGTTCCTCTACTGTAGAGGCTGCAATAATATCTGTGATAAATTCTTCAGTCATAATCTTCCCCTAAGTTAGAAATCTAAAACTGCTAAAATGTCAGTATCATTTATAAGGACATAATTTTCTTTGTCTGCCCCGGTCATGGATACTCCGGCGTATTTGGCATAACTAACTTTATCTCCTTCCTTACACCATGGAAGACCATCGTCGATATCTTTCCAAGCATTAGGTCCGATAGTTATTACTTGACCCAGTGTAGCGGCTGCCTGTTCAGAATCCCGAGTAGTTTGCGTCAAAATTATTCCGCCCTTAGTTACTTCTTCTACCTTATTAGGTTTAATTAACACATGCCCGCCTGTAGGCATTATTTTTGCTTCATTCATTTTCTGATTCCTTTACATCGTTATCTATTGTAATATTTAATAATTGGTTCAAACCTTCTATTTGACCAACTAATTTGTGCGTCAAACCATGTGTTATATCTGCGGATTGGGATAATGTTACACCATTAGCAAAGCTTTCCATTAAGGTTTGTTTCGAAGATTTTATTGCTCCGATAATTTCTCTTGTCACAGGATGTGCTTGCCATTCGGCAAATGCTTCTGGAGTAATAATCATGCGTCATATTCCCATAAGTAGTTAACCGTTTTATCGGATAAGCTTTCCCAGCATGTTAGTCTGCCAGTTGATACGCTACCGAATAAGATTATGCCTTCAACTGGTATGCCAGCAGCAGATAATTTGCCCATTAAAAATGCTTCTATAGCCTTGCATGGAATTGATGTTAATTCATCTTGAGAAATACTTATTCGGATTTGTTTTTTCATATTGGGAAATTATTCCTGATTATTGGTTTCTAAACCGTATTCTCTTTTCATAAAGTTTGTATTTTGATTAATCTTGTTCACTTGTTGAACGCCGATTTTCTTATCTTCTAATCCTAACTTTTTATCATTATGTTGCATCTGATTAAATGCAGACAGTCCCTGTAAGGTTAGTTTATCCTTGTCATTGATGATGCCCGAAAGTTTTCTATCTGGTTCTATTGATTCAGTCTGAACTTTTGCCAATATAAGCTCAGTATCTGCATCCAAGTTTTTAATCTTACTTGAAAGTTCTTCCAGCTCTAATTGGAGTTTCTGCATAGATAATTGCTCCATCGGATTTTCTTGCTCTTCCTTTGGTATGATCATATCAATATCTTCAATATCCATGGATAATAGATAACGCTTGAGGATTTCTTGATCATTTAATCCCTGGCCCCTTAATTCCAGCATGGCCTTAGCTTTAAGTATGCGCTGCATCATTGTGGTAGAGTTAGGATCTGATACAGGTACAATATCGAAATCTTTTGCAAAAAAGTCAGACTGCACAATAGCAGCTTCATCATCTAATACGGAGCTATAAAACATTTGATCCAAATAAAGAGCATTTAACCTTCTTAACTTTTGAAACTCTTTATATTGTGATCTATGAATCCGTTTATGGATGGCAGAATATACTTGCAAGCCTTGTTCGATTAATGCCAAAACAGATTCAGCCGGCACATTAGCGCCTGGACTTTGACCGGATAATATTTCAGTCATGCCGGATAATTCTTTGCCCGCGTCAATCAGCATACCTAACAACTGGAATAATACAGGACTTGGTTCGCGTACCGGCATTGGGAAAACATTCTTACGAATATCATCCCCAGTGGATTCTACTGGCTTCCATTCTCCAACACCGAGCTGGATTGATTTGCCTTTAGTTAATCGTAATCCCCTACCAAGGAATCCTGACTGCCT